CTAAACTTTCAGGGTTTCTCAAAGGGGAGAAGTTTAATCCTGTGGTGAAGTGTGCAAAGCCACGCTTGATCAACCCACGCAACCCCAGGTTCAACTTGGTTTTGGCTTCGTACCTCAAGCCTCTCGAACACATGCTATGGTCCAAGTGGGTTTATGGACATGGCTGCCCAAAGAGTCGTGTGTCTGCGAAAGGGCTGAATATGGTGCGGAGGGCCAACCTCATACGGAGGAAGATGGAAGAGGTCGGTGATTGTATCGTTTTCGAGGTGGACGGGAAGGCCTTTGAGGCTCATGTTGGTTCGGAACAGCTGCGCCTGGAGCATGCCGTTTATAAGGCGGCTTACCCTAAGGATCGCACGCTGTGCTGGTTATTGGAGAAGCAATTACACCTGGTGGGCAAAACCAACCACGGGTGGAAGTATCGCCGTGATGGGTGCAGGGCTAGTGGTGATTTCAACACGGGACTGGGTAACACCATTCTCATGGGGACGTTCACCATCGCTGCACTGGAGACACTGACCGATGCGACCTCCCGTTGGACGGTTATGGCTGACGGGGACAATTGTCTTATCTTCATTGACCGGCGCAGTGCGACCAGGGTCCACGGCCTATTTGCAGAGGCGATTGCAGCTGTTAGTTCACATGAGGTAACCCTAGAGAGACCTACGGACACCATCGAAAAGGTTACTTTCGGGCAGAGCCAGCCAGTCTTGACAGACCGAGGCTATGTCATGGTTCGTGATGTCTACAAGGTTTTGTCCGGGGCTTTCTCCGGATATAGACATTACGGCGAGGCGCGTTTCGCACCTCGTTTGGTTAAAGCTGTGGCACAGGCGGAGGGAGCCCTGGCATGTGGCGTACCTCTACTTCAGCCGTACTTTGCTGAGGTTCTTAGAGTGTGCCAGGGCTACAAGGACCTGTCAAGACCTGACCTTTTTCTTGAGGGGCATCTCCTGCACGTGCCAACCTACGCTGTCGCGCCTATTGGGCAGCGTACCAGGTTGTCTTTCGAGCGGGCATTTGGGATCGGGCCGGCGGAGCAGGTGTCCATGGAGGCACGGCTTGTTGCCCTTGTGCGTGATCAACTACCCGCCGTTTTGGCTGGCGGGTCGTGGTTGAAACGTGTTGTGGAGGTAGGTTGCGGACCTCTGGGGGACAGGGACGAGTCTGACATGGACTGGCTATGTTAATTTCGTCGGTTTTGGCCGGTGCCACCCCCGGGGCGGGCACGGTCATGGGGTGGAGTAAGACCTTGTGTACCATAGGAAAGCGCGGGCAGGACACCTTCTGAGGCCCTGGCCGTGTGGTGCTGGAGCCCGGTCGGAGGCACGAACCTCCGGGCGGCCAGTGTACATGGGGCACTGCGTAGGTTTGAGCCGGTGACGGATCCCCGCCCTAGTGCGCTAGGGCAGGCAGTGGGCTGGTGAAGCTCGGTGGTTTCCATTGTTGTTTGTGAGGGATGGGTGTGGGACACTTTTCACGCTGGCGCCTGTGATAGCTTGCTTGAGGCGCGGTAGGTCTATGGCCAGCCAACTACATGGTTGTGTAAGTGGCACAAATGCGGGCCGGGTCGGCTGGTAGGATTACACGATATGCCCGTGTTAAAACCTTTAGGCAGGAGTGGCTACCCTGTCCCCAGTCGTAAATGGTCCCGGTGTGGGGGAGGCGTTGCTTTAACCGGTGGCGCCGTTGTGAAACTTCTCTAGCCGCGGGGCGGTGGACATCCTCACAGTTTACTGTGAGGCAAATCCGTCTTGGTGCTTCGGCGCAGGGGCTAGAGGAACGATCACCCCCACAACCCGCCTACCTTGCGTGTCCCCGGAGGGCGTACCACA